TCATCCATCGCTCCGATTGCATCCCAGACCTGCTGTTTGCTGTCTCCCATAATGACCATATCATCCATGTACCGGATGTATCTGGGAATCCGGATAACCCGCTTCATGTAATGGTCAAGCGGTGTCATCACGACATTCGCCGTCATCTGGGAGATCAGAGAGCCAACCGGCATCCCAATGCCTGCGACTCTCTCCGCTTCTGTCGGATCTCCGCATTCAAGCGGCAGGCCTGTCGGTCTCCCGTCTCCGCGGATACAGGTTTCCAGAAACCACATCATATCCGGATCATCAATCGGTTTTCCAAGCTCTCTCAGCTGGACCTCATGAGGAATCCGGAAGAAGAACTTTGCGACGTCGGCTTTTCCGAGCCACTGGTTTTTCCCGGTCCGCTGAGCATACTGCATCCACTCCTGCAGCACATTGCAGGCCTTGATCTGACCGCGACCCGGAATGGATCCATAACTGTGCTCGTACATGCTCCGGACGTAGATCGGCCACAGCACATTGTACGCAGCGCAATTGCAGACCCGGTACTTGAAAGGCCAGGCGGTGATGATCCGCTTCTTCGGGAAATACTCGTAAAACTCAAATGCTCCGGAGATCTCGTAAGACTTCCAGATCAGATGGTTCATCCCGTCGATCAGATTTTCTTCGAGATTGGCTGTATAGGCAAGCACCTCCGGCTTGTAACGTTTATTTTCACGTGCAAGCAGGTATCCGTCATACTGGTTCTCAAATTCGATGAATCTTTCAAACACATGTTGATGCTTGTCCATACAGCTGCCCCCGACCGTGTCAGGACAGCAAGCGGCCCTGACACTAATATTTTTCTCCTGATGTGAGTCAGTCGAGGGATCAGGCTCCTTTACCTACCCGTACTGGGAATGCGCCCGTGAGCACACAGCATCTGACATCTGTAGGCAGATCGGCCCGGAAACCAATGTTGGCGTTGGCGTTCGAGCGAGGATTGTTGCCGTTGGAGTTGAAGACGCCGGCGTTGGCGCCATTGTTCCAATTGCCACCGCGGTTGAAGCACCGTCGCTCCGCAACTCAGCCCGATCCCTATGATTACGGTTTGCTCTTGACGGATTTGAGCAGGCCGCCGATCATCTTTCCGATTTCGACCAGCATTCCTTCCCAGACTTCATACCTGTGGAAGGAGATGAATTTCAGCTTCATTGCCAGCCGAATGTAAACCTTCAGCTTGGCACATTCAATATCCATGTTTTCCAGCGTGGTTTTCTTCGTGTACTTCTTATCTTCTGCGATCGTCAGTTCAAGAAGAAGATTCATGCTGTGCCGGATGTCCTGTGCCAGACTGAACTTCTCCGCTTTGGGGAACTGAGCAAGTGCCGGATAGGCGTATTCCATCATGTCTTCAATCTTCTGAAGCGTTTTGAAATCGTCTGTGGCCACCTGTCCAGTCCCCCTCTGTCGGAATGGACCGGATTATATCAGATCAGAATCGAGATTTGTGCGGTTTTTGGAAAGTTCACCAACGAAGTTAGTTTATAACGGAATCCGTTATTTTGGGCTCCAAAAATTTTCCCGGCTTACGCCGGGAAGTAATAGCATTCCTGCCGGAATGCTTACAGCCGACAGTTAAGCAGCTGGCAGCTTGACGTAAGCGGCCCGGAAACCAACGCCGGCGTCGGCGTACGAGCGAGGATCGTTGCCGTAGGAGAAGAAGACGCCGGCGAGGGCGCCACTGAGCCAATAGCCACCGCGGAGGAAGCACCGCTCTGCTTCTCCGTTGTTGAAGTAGAAATAATCACCATCGTAGGCACCGGAAGTCGAATCATACTTCAGCATTCCGAGAGCCTGCAGGAGCAGCTTGGCGGCATCGCCAATGGTGGAATCGAAGTCAACGGATTCGAACGAGCAGCTACGTCCGGTAGCTTCCTTCACAGTGATGCTCGTGGAATACCGGCAGTGATTGCTGATCCAGTCCATCTTTACAGAACCGGATGTGGTTCCGGCGCCATTCGGCGTGATCAGCACACCGTCACTTGCCCGGATGGCCATCCACTCCGCAGAAGACGCACCCTGTCCGTGATCACTGTCTGCACCGTTGTTATTGACGAGAATCTGGAGCTCGCCGTACACGGTACGCATGCCACCCTGCCATTCCCATACGTTTCCGTTCAGATCCCAGATGCCGGAAGGCGTACGGTCATGACTCCACGTAAGCGGGCCGGTACCGGTCGCCACTCTCTGGAGTCTATTGTTACTGTCTCGACCCATTGTCGGGATTGCCTTGTACGTTGACTCTCTCGTGTCCTTGCCATAATCGTTATTCCCGTACGGCATCGTTGCATTCGCCTTGCACCAGTTGGCCAGTGCGCCCCACTCCATGGCGGTCATCAGATGCCAACCTTCGCCCTTGGCCTCGCAATACTGCCGGGCCTGATCGAAGTTCACGTTTGCTCTTGGATCCTGCCCGGGGAGAGAATAAGCGCGTCCGTTCTGAACGATGTTCTGATACTTGCTGATGTAGATCGCATCCACCTCAGTCCCGTTCACGATGAACGCCGGATGCGTGGCTGTGCTGGTTCCGAGACCCAGCTGTGCATAGGTCATTTTGGGAATCTTTACCATCACCGAAGGCATGCCCTGATCGTCATAGATCAGCTCATTCCCAGGACACACTGCCTGCAGTGCGAGATTCGCCAGATCAAAATTTGCCATGTTTCTTCCTCCTTACTCCACAGACCACAGACTGAGTGTCACCTTATCGAGATCGAGCGGCACAGGCGTTGGCGGTTCCGTCTCTTCTTCCGGATCAGCCGGAGGATCCGGATAGATGTATTCCCTTGCCGGGATGTCGATCTCTGCCACGTACGCCCTGCCGGCGGCGGTTCCAATGACCAGATTCCCATCTCTGTCATAGCAGACGTCGATATGAACCGGCCAGTCTTCCTCACGCTTGACCAGGTTGATTGTCAGATCATCGTCAAAGGTGATCTTTTTCTTTGTCGCCGTGTCCTGAATTTCGTAGTCGATCTTCGGACCGACATTCTTTTCTACGATAATCACTGATCATACCCTCCAATCACTGCATAGACGACCGTCACGCTCGTGGAGCTGCCGGTGTGTTCAATCTTGAAGCCGTTTACCTGGCGTTCTGAGATCTCAATCTCGCCGATATTTCCGTTGTCGTTCGCTGTCTTGCTGACAACGACAACCACGTAATTCAGATTGTCCCTCACATTAGCCAGGGCAACGGTCTTCTTGGAATTGTTGAAAGGGAAGGCCTGACTGTTCGTCAGGGTGACCGTTCCGGTTTCCTGCACCGTAGCCTTTTCAAGAGCGTCAAGCCGGGTGTCATCCTGCCAGCCCTTTTCACGAACATGCTGCTGAAGCAGTGCATAGGCGATGTGCGCATCCTGAATGCCTTCCTCAATGTTGTTGAAGTTCTCAGCGCTCTGAGGAGTGCCTTCAACGTACCTCTCCCCGGGTACCTTGGTGTGGGTGATCGTACCGTCTCCGTTCGCAGTCTCGGTATACCGATTCTCGTACTGATCGACTTCGTCAACCCAGTATGTCCGATTACGCATTAACTTTCCTCCTCCGTGATTTCAAAGTCGAACCACTGCAGCAGGTTCGTCTCAGCTGTCTCCAGAACTACATTCACGGTCTTAATGGCCCACACCTCATTGTCCGTGTTGATCAGCCGGACACCGGTGATCGTACACGCCACCCCGGGAGAGATCTGTGTTTTGATCCTGGCTATGCCGGAGCTGGTCACTTCCTTGCTCACCAGAGTCGCGTCATACCACGAACCACCACGCTGGTACTGTGCCTTGAAAATGCGCTTTGTGATGTAATTCCGCAGGTCTGTAAAAGCCGCTGTCTGCAACATGGTCCATCACCTCCTTCAGAATAGTGAATCAATTGGGGTTCCACATCGCCGGGTGCTGTAATTCGCAGAGACGGATGAAGCACCCACTTCCAGACCTCCGTCCCCAACGTCGCCGTGAGTGGAGTAATCCGGATGCGTGCCGGCAGTCACCTGACCGGTAACCGGCACCAGATACTTTGGCCCGTCTGCTGCAGTTTCAATTACGATGTCCTCATAGGACTTATCGCCATGCGTGGAATACTGCGGAACCGTGCCTGCAATCGGTACGTGGTACTCGATGTCTTCGCTCTTCTTTGTAAGAACGACAATCCCGCAGCGAATACGAAGAATCGGATATCCATCCACATGAGCCCGCACAGGTTTGAACAGATCGATCATCCGGACGGCCTTGGTGAAATTGATCTGTCCGGATGTGTCCATTCCGAGAAGGACACGGAAGTATCCGGGTTCTCCGTCGTACTCAAACCATTCCTCAACGGTGGTATCCGGCCAGACTTTCTGCAGAGCCAGCTTGACTGCAGACACCGTTCCGATCTGCTTCCGGACATTCCAGTTGCTGGAAATCTGGCGGCGCTTGGTTTCGATATCCGCATCATAGTCGTACCAGTCGACCTTATTGTCTTTGGCCATGAGGTCGAGCATTGCCTCATCCGCTTCGTTGATGTTTTGGAAGACCGACGGAGAATCGATTTTCCCGGCGGTGTCTTCCACGATCCATCCGATCAGTTTGGCCAGGCTATACATGCCGTCATCATTCCGCAGAACACTTGGCAGGGTGCTCAGAATACTTTCCCGGCTGATTTCCTTACTCATCTTCATAACCCCCATTCGTGAGGGTTACCGTGCCGATTGTCGCTATCTGAGGCACGTAGTCATCCGGATCCGCGGTGGTGGGATCGATGACAGACCCGTTTTTCAGGGCTGTGAACACCGGTGACGTGATGACTGTCCGCTTGGCACCGGCAGCCACAACCAGCTGATTCAGCTTTGACGGGTTGATGTCCCTGCCAATCTGTGCGCACTGCCAAGAGATGAATTCCTGAACAGCGGCTTCCACGTTCGCCTCAATCGTTGTTGCGCTCTCGGTGCTGTCCCGGCTCAGGTAGTAGGTCATTGTGATGTCATACTGAACCAGTTCCACATCCTCCACGCTGACCTTATCAGTCAGAGGCCGGACAGTTTCCGAATTGCAGGCGGCCAGGATTGCGGCCTTCATCTCTTCCGAAGCCAGGGAACCGTCTTCCATGACTGCATAGATATGCACGACGCAGGGCGACGGAGAATTGACAATCACGTTCTTAATGGAGGTTGACACCTTCCTGGCATAGAACTCATATGCGCCTCTGGCTCCAGCGGATGTGTAGGCATCCTGCCCGCTGGTGAGAAGCTCGTAGAACTCCTCATCGGTTGCGGTGTCACTGCCGCCGTCCGTTGTCGTGATATTGCTGACGGATGTGTAATAATCGAACAGGTCGACACAGGTGGTCAGCTGTCCGACTTCATACCCATTCCCGGCTGTGCCTGCCGTCTCGCACGTCGCGGCAACATCCGCATAGGTGGAATCAGCCGGAACATACACGTCTTCGTCTGTCGAAAACACCACAGACCCGTCAGACGGCGTGACTCTCGTTCCCTGAGGGATCAGGATCGCGAAGTCCCTCGCTCCGGAGCTGGTCGACGTGTTCGTCACTGAACGGAGATTCTGGATGGTATCCAGGCATCTCGTCAGCGTCCCGGGGACAATCCCGTTTCCTGCTGACCCGTAGGTCGTACAGGTGGCGCTGACGGTCGCAATGGTTTCCCCTGGGTAAATGGTCGCTTCTTCATCCGTCACGAAAACAATGGTCCCGGCACTGTTCGTGATTCTGGTTCCCTGAGGAATAACGATATTGTTGTCCTCATCTTCCGAAACCGTGAACCGGATGTTTGTCGAAGCATATCCGGAATCTCCTGCCGACACATTGAACCGCAGGGTA